GCGGCGGCGTCGGCGTGGGCAGGATCGAGAGGCATTATGTCCCCCCCAGGAAGGTCTGGACCTTTTCGAGATCGTTAACGAACGTCGGCATAACGAGCGGCTGGTTCCCGAGCATTGTCACCGTCGTCGCCGATCCGATGTCGAGAAGGCACTGGACGACAGAGGCGAGAAGCTCGGTCGTGTCGTTCGTCACGGAGAACGTCTTGGCCTTCATGGCGACACCCGTCGACCCGAGTTTGATCGAGGCGAGGACCGTCTTGCCGTCGCTTGCGTAGATCATCGTCTCGCCGGACTCGATCCCGAGACCGGACCTAAGGTCGTCGCGGTGTCCGAGGACGATCCGGTTCTGCGGGTCCGATCCCTGACGCGCCGTCACTTGGATCTTTCCCGCGGGCGCGCGCGAGGCAAGGCCGTACGGGTGCATCACGGGGCGGTCAGAGATCTGTGGGGAACCTGGGTATAACGCGTTTATCGTCTCGTTCTCGGTCGACGCGTTGCTACCGGCGGCGCCCGAAAGGATGATGTTGAGTTGACGCCGGACCTCTTTCCGTATCGCCCCGATCATATCGGTCATGACGTCGCCCCCGGCGCCGCGTTGTCAGCCACGATGCACCCGAGGCGACAGAAGTAGAGGTTCGAGCGCTGACCGCCGCTCTCGTCGAGCGTATACTCGACTTGATAGAGGTACATGTTCTCGTCGATGTCGAGTCGATCGCTCGTGATCCTGTAAACGGTATCGATCGCGAAAGGCGAGCCGTCGTCGGCGAAGTGACCGGCGACGGCGACCTGAACGCCGATCTCCGAGACGTTCTTCCGCGCCATCTCTCGCTTCGCATACGCCTGGAGGATGTTGCCGCCGCCGGCGGTGAAGGCGTTAACCGTCGAGACGCCCTGCGCGTCCGTCGCCTGGGGCGTCGAGACCACGACCGTCTTGGGTACGCGGTGGCCGAGCTTCAGGAGTCGACTCGGACCGGCCGCCTTATTCGTGAGCGCCTGTTCCTTCGAGACGCGGTTAACCGTCGTCTCCTGACCAGCCCAGATCGGGACGATGATATTCGGGACGGTCGTCGAGGCCCGGGTCGCGCGCATCGATAGGCAGTTACTTACCCGATTCTCGCGCGAGACAATGAACGTCCCCGTCGCGTCCTGCGCCATATCCGGCTTACCGACGTTTAGGTCTCCGTTCGGAGCCATCCACGCGACGCAGTTCAATGGTTCTAAGAAACGCTGAAGCGCCGCGAGCTTGCTCTCACCGGGCTCCGTCGCGAGCAGATACGTCGACGATGGGGTCGCGCCAGCGAGGTTAACCGTCGTGATCCGCGTGTCCTTACAGAGCTGCTGGACGCCGCCGAGGACGGTCGTCTTTTCAACCCAGATCGGCGACGAGTCGATCGAGATCGCGTCCTGATCTTCGAGCTGACTCATGAGGTCGCGGCCGGTCAGCGTCACCTTCTCGCCGCCGTCCGAGTCGACCTCGATCTCGACCTGGTCGATGATCCCGGTTGAAAGCTCAACTCCGTTCCCCTCTAGGACGACGATGTCGCCTTCGTTGATCGTGTCGGTCACGGGCGACGCATCGGGCGCCGAGAACGTGAAAGAGAACGTATCGACGGGGACGATGATCGAACTCTGGAACGTGTAACCGACGAATCGGACGAGCGGCTGACCGCTGACGTCCTGCGCGAGGGTGATGAACCCGCCCGCACCTTCGAGAGGCTTGACGATGAGCGAGACGGCCGGGAAGCGCCCCGTCTTTGCCAGGATAGCGGCGAGCCCACCGCCACCGATGGGACCCGCCGACGGCGCTCCGGATGCTCCGGACGGCGTGATGATCGTGGTCAAGACGACGGGACCATGAGCATCGTACCCTTAGCGATCAAGTTGACCGAAAGGAGCGACGGGTTGAGGTTCAGGACGTCCTCGGTTCGCGAGAGCGCGAGGCCGTTCTGGAAGCAGACCTCGCGGATCGACATGATGCGCGGCGTCACGTAGACGTTTAGCGCGACCTTCGACGCCTGGATGCCGGCGACGAGAACGGCCTGAATGTTCACGATCGCCTGGCGGAGGGAGAGGATCGTGTCGAAGAGTTCAAGGGCGCCGTTGTTCGCCTCGATCACGCCGATGATCGCCGCCGTCTGCGCGGTGAGGTCGTCGACCTCCTTCGTGAGCTGCGTTACCGATACGGCCTGAGCGGTCGGGTTCGACAGGGTGGCGACGGGGATGCTGTTAAACGGGTCGTTGATCGAGGCGACGAGAGGAAAGTTCTGGCTCGTCGTGACGACCGGAGGGACGCTCGTCGTAACCGGCGGCTTCGCGTTACCGAATGCCGCCGAGAGGTCCGTGAGCGCCGCGACCGCAGCGCCGCCCTTCGCGAGCGATTCGACCGTCGTCGACGATGTCGATGACGTGGTCGGCTGCGAGATCCCGCCGAGGTTGACGGGGAGAAGGGCGGGAATGTCGGCCGAGCCGCCCTTCTTGTTAAACGTCACGTTCATCTTCGTGAGCGTCGAGGCCGAGTTCTGCTTGAGCAGCGCGAGGTAGCTCGACGTGATCGCCTGTACACCCTTCGAGAACAGGAGCGCCGACGTCACCTTATTGATCGCCGCGTCGATCGTCGAAAAGACGGCGAGCGCCGCCGAGAGGGTCGACTTGATCGTGCTTTGCGACGCGAGGGCGGCGACCGATCCAACGCTGAAATTGTGCTCGATGAAGGTGACGTGAATACCCATCGCCTTACGCTGGTCGGACTGATGGGTGAGCGTGAACTTGTCGACGGCGCAGACGATCTCGCCGCGGACCGGGTGAACGAGGATGCCGGGGACCGGGTCGTCGAACTCGGTCATCAGCTTGTTAAAGCACTCCATGTAGTTCTGGCCGAAGATCAGAATCTCCAGCTCGAACCCGCCCGCCTCGCGACCAAGGTCATCCGTCGTCTGCCCGTCGACGTATGGATACTTGTACTTGACCTTGCGGCGCCCGCCGGTGTCCGCGATCCGCGGGAGCGCTCCGTTCCACGGCGTCGACGACGTGCTCTCGAACGGCCCCGTGTTTTTAAAGACGTGAAACTTGACGGCCGTCGCCGTCGCGCGCCCGCCCTTATAGGTCGCCTCGCGGATGTCCCAGTTCGCCGGGTTGTAGCCGAGGAGGTTCGCGAGGTCGGTCAGCGATCCCGAGGTAAGCTGAGAGAGTCCGGCGGCGGTCCCGATGTCGGTGTTGAGTGTCATCTTAGAACGACGCCCCCCTCGGCGGCTTTTCCAGGTTCACCTTCAGCTTCGGGTCCTTCGATTCGATCGTGACCTTGTGGACCTGCGTCGGCATCGTCGCGGCGCCTCCGGCGCTCGGGGCCTTGCCGCCGGCCGCCCCCGGCGAGGTCGTGGTCGCCGCCGCCGCGGGCGCGACCCCCATGATCCGGTCGGACTCATTCCCCTCGCGCTCGGTCTTCGCGGCGTCCATCTGCGCGTCGGTATACCCGCCGTTTCGGGCGCGCTCCTGGCGGTCCTTTACCGCCTTGTCGTAGAGCGCCTTTACCTGCGGGTTGTCGAGGAGCTTCGGGTTCGCCATGACGCGGGCAATCACCTGCTGCTCGCGATGCTTCTCTTCAATATCGACTTCCTTCGTCGCCGCCCGCTTCCCGAGATAGGCGCCGGCCCCGAGGGCTATCGCGCCTCCGGCCGCTATACCGCCTACGGCGAGCCCTGCGGTCATCGCGCCGGTCCCGAGAGCGCCAGCCGCCCCCGCGCCGCCTGCGGCCTCTGCGAGCCCGCCGAGGGCCCCTCCGCCCGGTCCTGGTCCGCCGAACTCGTCGACGTTCGTCACATAGACGGGAACGACCTTCGTCCCGAAGATCGCCTCGGCGCCCTCCGTCCGCGCCGCCGCTCCGGCCATGCCGGCGGCTTTACCGATCAGACCACCGCCGAGCGCTCCGCCGATGCCCTTCATCGCGAGCCCGGTCAGCGCCGCCGCCGTCAGGGTCGCACCGCCGACGACCGCCGCCGCGCCGAGCGGGGACTGCGCTGCGCCGCTAAGCGCCCCGGTCGCCCCTTGGGTAATACTACTCATGGGGGCGGAGAGCGCCGACTTGACTTTGTTGATGTTCGCGCGGAACGCCTCGCCGAGCCCCATGCTCTCGCGGTACTCGTCGTTCAGGTTCCCGGTCGTCTCAGAGATCCGGCGCTGCGCCTCACGGACCTTATCGAGGTTCTCGCCGAGACGAATGAAACCTTCGGCCGCATCCTCCGAGAGGCCGAGGGTCTGAGCCGCGAGCCGCGGGTCGCCACCGACGCGCGCGGTGATCTCCTTGAAGAACTTGGAGAACTTCTCGATGTCGATGCCCTTGTCGGTCATCACGCCCTTGCCGCCCTGCGCCTCGAACGCGAGGCGGGCGATCGGGGACTTGCCGAGCATTTCTTCGAGGAACTTGGTCGCGTTCGGTCCGCCGACCTGAGACGCGGCGGCGAGGTTCGCGAGTCCGGCGTCGGTGATCGACTTCCGGAGGTCCTGCGGCATCGTGGCGAAGATCTGCATCATATTGCGGAGGGTGTCGGTCGGCGACGCCCCAGTCTGGACGAACACGCGGCGAAGGCTCTCGGCGAGCTTCGCCATCTGCGTCGGGTCGTTTACGTTCCCGCCGCGCGCCTGGATGACGTCGGCCATCCCCTTCGCGATCGCCCCCTCCTGGCCCTTCTGTCCGCCGATCGAGGCGAGCATCCCGGCGGCCTTCGAGTATTGGAGCAGGTTCTCCTGGCCGCGTACCGGCGTCGTCGAAAGGCCCTTAAGCGCGTTCGCCGCGACCTCCGCGTCGAGACCGAGGTCTCCGAGGCCTTCGCTCATCCGCGTCTGGAACGAGGCAAAGTCCTTGCCGGCGATCCCGAACGTCGTCCCGAGCTTCCGGACTGTGTCCGAGAGCTGGACCGTCTGGTCGAGGCTTTGACGGAGTTGGTTCGAGAGCTTGAGGGCGTCGGTCAGGGCGTTGAGGGAGATCAGGGATTTGAAATCGCCGCGGAGCTGGTCAGCCACGCGGCGAGAGAGGGAGCGGAGTTGGGTGAAGAAGTTCTCGGTCTTTTTGACGTTCTGGTTCAGGCCCTCGGCGACGCCGTTCCCAGTCTGCTTGAACGCGTCTCCGGTCTCGCGCGCGGCCTTCTTAATGATCTCAAGCTCGTCGAGCACCTTTTGCAGCGACGAGCGTACGGAGATCTCGACCGGATCGGCCATCGGCGTTTACCCCTGCTTCACTTCTTTAGCCACTGAAGCTTTTCGCTTACCGCGGCATGGACGACCCACCAGACGACTTGTCCGGACGTCAGTCGCCTCTGGTCAGCAAGGAGAGCGCCAGATTGTGAAGCTGCGAGACCGATAGCTCGGTCAGTCGTAAGGCCAGCACCTCCGGGTCTGGCGCACTTTTTTTTAGCGCGTCGATCAGCGCGTCAAGATCCGCGGGGTCCATCTTTTCGAGTTCTGGGTTCACGCGGTCGCAGTGGGCGACGTACTGCTTGAAGAGGACTTGAAGCTCATCCGGCGTCATGTGATCCATGACGAGGTCGGTGATCTGCGCGTCATTCGCCCCGACGTCGGACGTCGACGCGAGCTTGAGCGTCTCCTTCGCGATGAGCGAGTTCTCGGTCAGGCGGGAACGAAGATTCTCCGGGACACGCGCGAGCGTCTCGGAGACGTTGCCGACGACCTGGACGTTCTCGGAGATCGAGAGGGGTCGGACGCGCAACTTGAAGCGCCTGAGCGTGACCGTGAAGAAGTAGTCGACGCCGAGGCGCATCTCGTTGAGCTGTGGTATGTCCGCCGTCCTGATCGCCAAGTCCTAGGTCCTTCTTACAGCGAGAGGTTGAACAGCGACGAGTTGCCGGTCGCGTCCGAAAGCTTGATCGCGCCGAAGTTGAAGGTCGTCTTGACCTCCTGCCCGACGCCCGACGAGTTGTCGTCGTTGTCCTTCAGGAATAGGCCCGTCGCCACGTACTGGTCGACGCCGACGACGAACGTGAGCTGCACGTCGTTCGTCTCGTAGTCGATCGTCTCCAGCTTCGGACGCGCGAGTTGGTTCTCGACGGCGATGACCGCGCTGATGTCGATGTCCATGTTGCCTTGGACAAAGCCGCGGTTGAAGTTGTCGGGCGTCATCGACTGGACGGCCTTCCGGTTGTGGTTCTGCTTGAGCGAGGCGCTCTGCAAGTCCACGATCGGGGCGCCGTTCACGCTGATAAAGGCCCGGTCTGCATAACGAGTCGTCATGGTCCTCTCCTAAGGGTTGGCGCCTTACAGCGTGATGACGTCGAACAGGGTGCTCGCCTGGATCTGCGCCGCGATGACGTGCAGGCCAGGGATCACGTTCACCGGCGTCTGAACGTCGAACCGGCTGCGGTCGGACGCGTTGCGCTGGATCACGAAGAACTTCGCGAGCTGCGCGACCGCCTGGAACATGTTTTGATCTTCAAACGACTGGGCGAGGCGGATGATCTCGCCGCTGATGTTGCGAGCCGTCGGCGTGCTCGCTTTCGTCTGCGTGAGGTCCGGCTGACCGAAGCGCGCGGCGAGCGTCTTGCGCCAGTAGTAGAGGACCTGCCAGTCCTGGACGTCGATGTAGCTGTTCACCGGGACCGCGCCGGCGCCGTTCACGGTCAGGCGACCCGTGACGGTGCGGACGAAGGCGACGTCACCGTTCGGGTTCGTCTTGAGGGGCGTCCAGCCCTGGTTAAGGCAGGTCTCGGATTCGAGACTAGCGCCGACCGTCGGATAGTCGGCCGGGTTAGTCGAGGCGGTGACGCCGCCGACCACCACGCTATCGAGCGGGTTAAAGGGCACCGAGTTCGACGCGTACTCGGCCGCAGCCGCAGCCGCGAGTTCGGCGAGCGAGTACGGGTTGAGGCCCGTCGTATCGCGGTGCCAAACGCCGCTGAGG